GTTGATTATGCTGTGAAGCGTGGAACACCACTAAAGGCTGTGGGGCGTGGAACTATTGTTGGCGTTTACGAGTCAAAGGTTTTAGGCTGGGTTGTCGAACTTCGCACTTATGCTACTGCCGAGAAGATTCGCATTTTCGCATACTGCCACTTGGATTCTGCTGATGTAAAAGTCGGGGACAAGGTCAAGCAGGGTGACATTATCGGCAAGTCTGGAAACTCTGGTTCAGCAACCTCTGGAGCACATCTGCACTTTATGTGTGGCAAAGCCGAACACTTAGCAACATCACCAGTTGAAGACCCGCTTCAATGGTTACCAAAGATTGGACAAAAATAATGAAGTATTGGATCACAAGAACTCTTAGAGTTGCAGCATTCGCATTAGCGACTGGTATCGCATTCATGGGAGCAGGAAACGTTTTTGGCATTAGTGCTGTGCAGTCAGCTGCATTTGGTGCAGTAGGAGCAGTCCTAGGTCTATTGGCGACCTTGCTGTTCACTTACGCTGGTAAAGCATCAGTCCCAGATGCAGACTTTGACAAAGCAATCAACCAGGCAATCGAATCAGTTGCCAGCGATGCGAAAGACAAGAAGAAGTCGTAAGTCCCTAGTATGCTTTTAGCATGACTATTGACCAACAAATAGAATCACTTGGCTGTGCCAAATTATTGGGGTATTTCGAACACGCATCTGACGAATGGCATGAAGCTCGTAAAGGTGTTGCTGGTTCACTTGTAGGAACTCTTATGGGGCATAACCCTTGGCGTTCTGCCTATACTGCCTATTACGAGGCTATTGGGGAATTACCTAGGGACTCTTCTGGTCCTTCTATGGCTATGAAACTTGGCACAATCTTTGAGCAACCTATTCAGGACCTTTGGGTTTCCGAGAATGCTGAATGGCTTACAGCTCATAACACAGGCACTTGGGCTAGTGCAACCGAACCACGATTCAAAGCTAACCCTGATGCCATTATCGAATGGGCTGATGGATCATTAGGCGTTCTGGAAATCAAGTTCTCACGTAACCCCATGAATGAATTACCGCCTCACTATAAAGACCAGGTGATGTGGTACATGCACGTTCTAGGTTTGAGGAAGGGAATCTTAGTTGCTGTCGCTAATGGTGAGATGGTCGAGCATGAGATTGACTATGACCCTGAATACGCTAATGAATTGGTGGCTAAAGCCTATGAGTTCTTAGAGTGTTTAGAACGTCTTACACCTCCAGACTGGGATGGTTCACAGAGCACTTACGAGACTGTCAGGACACTAAGCGAAAACATCTTTGATGGTGACATCGAGCTTGGCGAATTGTATCCGCAACTAATCAGAGCAAAAGAATTATCCGAAGAGACTGAAAAGCAATTTACGCTGCTAAAGTCTAAAGTCTTACACCTCATGGATGGGGTGAAAGTAGGTCTTTATCAAGGGGATAAAGTTCTATCATTACAGGCTAGAGGTTCTGGTCTGCCGTTTATTGTTTTCAAGAGAGGTTAACAATGAGTTTCATGAACGATTATGTGGATGTTGCAGAACGTATCCGCACTTTTAGAGAGAAGTACCCTAATGGATCGCTACAACAAGTCTCACTTCAATTCATTGAGTTTGCTGGTAAGAGTTGGGTTGTTTATACCGCTGCTGCTTATCGGACTCCTGACGATATTACTCCTGGGCATGGCACTGCTTGGGAACCTGTTCCTGGTAAAAGTAATTTCACCCGTGATTCGGAAGTTCAGAACGTAGAGACCTCAGCTTGGGGTAGAGCAATTATTGCTGTTCTAGTTGCTGATGGTGGTAAGCGTATTGCGAGCAGACAAGAGGTTCAGCATCAAGCCCCTGTGAGCCTCAACAGCGAGGACTTCTTAGCGTTAGCCCACCTAGAGTTCGAAAAGGGTGACATCGAGGCTCTACGAGGCGTTTACAAGCGAGCGAAGGCTACTAGGGGAGTATCTCCAGACTTGCTAAACAAGATTGAAGAATTGGCTAAAGGTCTAAAGAAGTAAAATGCCCTGCTCTAGTCGGAGAGGAAGAACAACCAGAACAGGGCTACACTCTAAGGAGTGCATAGGGACAACCAACTGTCCCACTAAAATACTTACAACATCAGAGAGAAGAGTCAAATGAGTGCAGCGAGTGTCGCATCAGTTTTCCATCATTCACACATGGCAGGAACCCCGAAGCTTGTGCTTTTGGGAATAGCCTGGCATGAAGATGAAACAGGTGGAGGTGCATGGCCATCTATTCCAAGATTGGCAATGTATGCAGGAGTTTCAGAACGTCAGGTAATACGAGCACTAGCTGTGCTTGAAGAGTCTGGTGAACTGGATATTGATCGTCATAACGGAAGAAGTTATGGTGGTCAGAAAACTAATCGTTACTGGATAAATGTCCCATGTCCAGAAGACTGTGCTGGGGGTCCTTGGCATCGTGCTTTTGACGATTATGTACCAAAGTTCGAGGTTGTGGATAACTTCGACACACGTGACATCCAAGGTATCAAACCATGACATCTAGGGTATCAAACCATGACATCTAGGACATGAAACCATGACACTAATGTCACCTAATAAACAATATATAAAAACAATATTAAAAACAAAATAACTATATAAGAGAGGCCTGTGGATAACATGGCAAAAGTTCAATTTCAAATGGTAGTAAGCAAGGTAGCAACTAACGCTGAATGGGTTGGTAAAGTCTTCGATGGTTGGGAGTCATACGAGGGTGAGTTCAAAGGCGTCAAAGAGTTGAAGAAGCGTCAATGGAGCATCTGGGTAGACCAGCCAATGGATCTTGGCAAGGATGATGTTATTGAGGTAACTGGCAACCTAATTACAAAATCTACTGGAGAGCAGAAAGAGTGGAATGGCATCACTTGGTTCCCTGTAATTCATTCAGTGCAACACGCACAGGTAAGAGTTATCTCAAAGGGTTCACCTGAAGCTTCAAAGACAAATGTTGCAGCTACAAATGCCTGGAACACTCCAGCACCAACACACGACCCTAGTAACCCTCCGTTCTAATGAAGATTCGGGTGTATGGAGACCCAGCACCACAGGGTTCAAAGACTGCAAGGGTAATCAACGGGCATGTTGTGATGTGGGAGTCTTCTAAGAAGTTGCCAGGATGGAGAGATTCAGTTCACATGGCATGCAAGGTTGCATCTATGGAACACCACGTTCCAATGCTGGGACCAGTAGAAGTTCACCTAACATTCTTCATGCCTAGACCTAAATCAGTTTCCCGCAAATACCCGAACACCGCACCTGACTTGGACAAGCTCATCAGAGGAGTTGGAGATGCCCTTCAATCTTCTGGTGTGCTGTCTAATGACGGGCAAATCGTTTCCATCATCGCTGACAAGGTTTACGCTAGTGATCCAACCGAGAATGGCGTTGAGATAGTTCTTCATCCAAAGCCATGATTCGAGAAGTGTGTTCTTGTGGTGCCGAGTTTGAGACCGATGACCGAGATGCTGTCATTTTGGTAAAGAACTGGCGTAGAACCCACAAACACACAGAGAAGCCCTTAGAAGCCCCTTCTAGCCCTTTTCAAGTGTCAAGTGATACACAGGTCGCTTTAGGGTTTACTGCCCTGTACGAGCCTCCTGAGCCCGATTACGATGATGGTAACAATTAGGTAAACACTCTCGACACACTCTTCCTAAATGTCGGCGCTAGATGTTAGAGTTCTAAATACAGCAACCAACAGCTGTAAAACATGAGAGGAAATCATGAACAAAGCACTAACATTCCTAGCCACAGTCATGGGACTTCTAGGATTCATCCAGCTAGTAGATCTAGTCCAGGAGAGACCACAATACGGAATCCCACTACTAGGCGTTCTAGTCGCAGTCTGGTTATACGCTGCACTAATCGGCTGGAGAGATAAACGATGAACCAACTAAAAGCAGCTAAGTATGCCATCGACCAAAGAGTCACAGTCAAGACAGTAATCCTGAAACTTTTGGAACTGACACCAATGACTGACCCAGAACTCTGCGATGCTTACCGCCAACTGTCTTACATCGGACAAGCACCTACCACCAGCGACCAAAACATCAGGACACAACGATCACAACTTCACAAGCTGGGATTAGTCCAGGTAGTTGGAACTACAGAAACACAATCAGGAAGAACAGCAAGAATCTGGAGAAAAGCATGATTACAAGTGAATGCACCTGCGAAGACTGCAAGTTATACAACGCAGTTCCAAAGGCAGTGGGAATTACACAAATCGGTAAACCACGTAAACCAGAACACGTACCTGGACAGTTCAAATGGAAGCCGATGTTAGCAGCTGAAAAATACTGGACTTACCTAGTCACATGCAAAGTCTGCAAGTGGGAAAAGTTCAGCGACTACTACAACGCTATTGAGTGGATGTGGTTTCACCATGCAGATGAATGCAGTAAACCAAGCAAGAGATGGAGCAACTAATGGATGAAAAGGAATCAGTCCAAAGATTCGTACAAGGATGGAACGCATCACTTTACGAACTTGAGGATCTCTTAGATGAAATGGAAGACACAAAGAACAAGAAAGTTCTAGAGACTATTCAGGAAATCAGAGACTTTATCAAAACAACAGAAAACTACTGGCAACTAATAAAGGTGGACCAATGAGTCATGAAATGAGCAAAAAGCATGCAGACCAAGTAGCAGAGAAAGCAGCAATTATTGCTAACAC